AATTGTAGATATTTCAAGGCAGATGTATCCACTTCAGGATTATCTATAAAGACTTCATCCTCCTTGATACGTTCTTTTTTTAGACCAGTACATCCCATCTCGCCCGACTCATCAAAGTACTTGCAATAGAACTTGCAGTAGTTTTGATCGCGCTCTGGCCCTGGTGCATCTGCGCTCTCTTTAATAGCAGATAACCAATTCAAGGCATCCTCTGCTAACTTCGGATCATAAGGTTCTGAATGAACCCTGACATCTCTTTCATCACCATCTCTGGCAATGGCTACTAGATTAACAGTTCTGGGTGACCCCTTTCCAGACTTGTCAAGCAAATAGCCATACACCTGAACTTGCCAACGCTGTTGTAGCGATGGGAAGTAAGATAGATTTTTAACCTTAACGGTTTTCCAATCTACCACATCTCCAGTTTCTGGTATATATAAATCTATATGAGCTTTCATTCCGTTGTATTCAACAGATGTTTCAACCCAATACTTCTCACCTTTTGGATCAGCAATTGCTATTGCTTTCTCTATCTCAGCGTGGATAGCAGTACCCATAATAGCTGACAACTTTAATTCGTTATCATTAGTTTCAGGTTGATCGTTAAGACGATACCAAACCTTACGGCGACAGCCACCCAACTCTGATGGACCTACCTGTGTCTGCTTAGACCTTGCCCTACCAGCATCCTTATCTCTAAGGACCTGTAGTAATAGCTCTTTAGGATCTGTCACTATAATCCCAACCTAAGTAGCCACTCTAAAATAAACTTATACATCTCTAGATCTAGTAGAGACCACTCTAATTGCCAAAGTATTTCTTTCATTACTTACCCTTCCGTTTCTGTATCGCTATCTGTATTGGTGGACAGGTATTGATATCTAATTGAGATGATATCTCTATAGCCTTCTGTGCTATCTCAACTGCTTTGTCCTCGGTCATACCCTGATAATCAAGTGAGTATAGATATCCAGTAGCAAACTGACCACCTGAACCAATACCATAAACCATTAGTTCGTTTTGGATAAAGGACATATCACAAGCAATATGAAATAGGTTAGAGTCAAAGGCTATTAGATAATCAAAGCCACCATCTTTCTTATCAACATTAGCCCAGTCATAGGTACCCTTATTGAAGGCATTGATAATAGATGGAATCATTTTCTTACCCATAAACTGGACAGGATCTTCACCTCTATAAGTTGGTGGCTTCCAGTTGTAAGTTAAAATATCACCAGCTCTAGTATCACCGGTAATTCCAATAGCAACATAACCAACTTGAATTATCTTGGGTGTGCCTAAACTAATTGTTCTAAGATTATCTTCTGTAATCTGTGAGTCAGCAGCAAGAACTGCGTAACCATTTCCTTGAATACCAACAACCGTAGTCAATATAGCCCCTCCTTTTGTCTTGGATTAATTGTAGCACTGGGATTAGACAATGGTGGGATGTGAATACGACACGCCGTGAAAGCGATTATGATCGGTTACTAGTCCAAGAATATGTACCATATGAGCCGTGAGGCGAATTAAGGTACGGGCGGCGCATTAAGCGCCGCGATGGTATGGTCAGTATGTTCCGTCTACCAACCCTGCGAAAAAATAAAGAGAAGTTACCCGATAAATTTGGTACAGATCTAAGGTCCTTAGGACCATTACACGCCTGTCCTTGTGGTTCTAAGGTGTTCTCTATCCTCGCTACCTTTGATGACTATGAGATCTCTTGGTATATGTTAGATGCAACCTGTGCTAACTGTGGCAATCTGATATGCGTACCCTGTCCAATAGATGACCCAGCCAGAGATGTTTAGCCACCTTCTACCCCTACCTGCTTGTGAAACAGGCGCAACTCGCCATCTTTTGACCCTTTAAAAGGCATAAAAAAAGAAGGCCACCCCGTTAAGGGTGGCCCTGTATTGCCTCGCAGTAAAGTTAAAGTTACTTGGAACCAATACCAAATTCTGTAGCTGATGGATCTATTGCCTTCAGAATAGGTCCTGCAACTGCGGCTACTGCTGCCATAGCCAATGCCTTTAGATCTGTATTACCGGCAAGGTATAGAGCAAGTGCGGCTGCAATAGCAGCACGAGCATAGGTAGAAACAATTGCTTTTAATTTAGTTGTATTCATATACATCCTTTAAGGGCGAGCAACGCCCATTACTAGGGAATAGGAACGTTTCTTTAGAAACACACCATCTCCATTTGATTGACTGCCCTTACTATCTCCTGAGGTATTACCCTCATAGACCATAAGGTATTTCTTTCCATCATTACTAGCGCAGATACCAACGTGATCGGCCTCTGCATCAGCATCAAATTGAAAGAAAACTATATCTCCTGCTTGAGCTTTACCAACTGGAACTATCTTGCCCCTATTGGTAAACCATTTAAGTCCTGCCTGACAAGAGGCAAATCCCTTAGAATTTTGCGCCACAATATTCTTGCCTAATCCTGCTTGGTTAAAGCACCACGATACAAACATAGCGCACCAAGGGTTATTGTTAAGTCCATACCATTTGCCATACTTAGTATCGTTATTACCAACTTCTTTATAACCTAATTCAGCTTTAGCAATATCTAATACACTCATTGTGTCCTTACTTCTGTATTAAAATCTGGTATAAAGTGTCAACTTTTTGTTCTAGCCGATTGACCTGGTCCTTGATACTGGAGCCTCCATTTTGTTTCAGCTCGGATAGATAGTATTTAACTAGGTGTCTGACTGTCATAGCTAGTGCTCCAACTAATGTTGTTGCCGCTACTGCCAGTCCAGCCCATTCGTTCGGTGTCATATTGTTATATCAATCTAATAGTAGCGATTAACATTCCACCGTATCCGGTAAATCTTTTATCACTAGGGGTTTTGTTTATAAAGTCAAGCTCTTCAATCAATCCAATATAGGACTCACCAGTTCTAAAGTCTTCTACTCTGATGGTATCTCCTACATTCTCTACCGCTTCTAGTTGACTTAACCGATCATAGGCTGATCCTTCATAGCCCACCTCAACACCTACGTTATCGCTCTCGTGGTCATAGCAGAACAAAGGGTATTGAATTATTCTTTGGCGAGGTACAGCAGGTAAAGACTTTAATTGATATCCAGTAAATAGTGGACCCTTAGTTGCATCAGTTGATGAACGAGACATAGTAAATTTAAATGCAAGATACTCTTGTGCTGAGTTTGGATAGGGAACACCTATCTCAGTAGTTGCAGCGCCTTGAGCAAAGCCACCTATGTTGTATTCAGTGTTTGAATAATCAACAGACTTAATGTTTATAGCACCATCTGTGGTATCTATTCTAGGATTAAGCAGTTTAAATAATTTATTTTCTAATGTGTTGTATCGTATGAAACCTGTTTGTAGATAGCCACTTGTTACCTTATCGGTAGTTGACTCAGCATAGATAACATTGCCAGAACTAAAGGCTGCTCTATCTGTGTTACCAAAGAAGGCCACCTGATTACACTCAGTAGTAATGCCACTTGCTATTAAATCCCAAGCCCAAGGAAACACTAGGCTGTTAGCTGTTACAGTTGTAGATAGATCTACCTTTACTAGTCCTGCTTCACCATCAATAGTGGTTGCAAGGTAGGCAAAGCGATCTCTAAATGCTATTGAGTTGCAGCCAGCTTGATCAAATAATAAAGGACCATACTGGATGTTACCGTTTGTATCTGATACACCTACTCTAAATCCTTTATTAGTTGCAAGGACTGCATAGGTACCAAGGTATACATCAAAATCATTGATGCGTTCACCCTCTGGCAGATCAATAATAACTGTAGGTGTCTCAAGGCTTGGAAAGCCTAATGAGTTAGCATTTGTTACATCTAAGACAATTTTAAATACAGATGAGGATGTTCCATTAGGATCATATCCTGATATGTAGATAGCACTAGGTCCCTCTGATATGGATGACCATACCCAAGAGGTATTAGGATGAGTAAATAAAGCAGCAGGTAGTGCACCGGAGGCATTGTTAGCATCTAGCTCGTATATCTTATTATTAATAGCAGCAATAAGACGTTGCTTAACAAAGCGGATAGTGCCACGAGTAGTACTTGAAGCATTGTAGATTTCAGTATCGCTAGTTGCACCAGCAAGGTTACCTCTATGAACGTGGGTACCATTGATAAAGAAGTATTGCTTACCATTAGTTGTAATGCTAAAGATAGTTGAAGCTGTACCTGCTTGGGTATAAACAGTATCTGCACCAGCAGATGTCTTCTTGTTTATTGTAGTGCCACTTGAAAAAACTATACAATCATTAGTGCCATCATTAACACCTATTAATTGAGGTGTTGTTGCTGCAATAAAACTAGCAGTAGTATTTAGTAGGGTAACCTGTCCTTTGGTAAAGACATCTACACCTTTAGACTCAGTATACTGAAAACGAAGTGACTCATCCTGTGCTGGTTCAAAGTATTTAATACCTGCGCCAAGATGGAATGTTGATTGAGATCTGAACCACCAACCAGTAAGTGATTGCTCACCAGCTTCTCTGGTCTGATCATACTG